GGATCAATCGATCGCGCGTGTCGAGGGGCGCGTGGAAAGTATTGCGTCTGACGTTGCGCAATTGAAAGCTCGTGTTCTTAGCGGAAGGCGCAATTTGACGGCGCAGACTAAGGCCGAGCATATCGATGCAGTAAAATTGCTGGGCGGGCGCTGCCCCTGCTGCGGGACGGCTGACATCATTGTTAATGGTGAAAGGGGCCGCTTTGCAGAATTTGACCATTTCTATTGCAGCAGCAGGCCGGACGTCAATCATACTTGGCTGATTTGCAAGCCGTGTCACGCCGACTTGACGACGGGCAGGTTCTCTCGTGATCAGAGGGAAGCTGTTTTCCGGGCCTATCAAGATAGACGCCTTCGGCTGCCTGGTCGTCAAAGAGCATTGGCGCTTTTCGGCTAAATGACCCTAACCCCCGAAGATTTCGAGGCCTGGCGCGATGCGCCGCTGACCCGGCTGGTCGGCCGGTTTCTCGGCGAGGAGATGGCCAAGACCCGCCGCGCCCATGACGATCACGCCTGGGCCGAGCCGCTGGCGCCGGCGCAGCATGCGGTGTATCGGGAGAGATATGAAACCCTGGAGTGGATTCAGGGGCTGACGTTCGAAGAGATCGACGCATGGATGCAGTCGAAGCAGGAGACCGAATGAGCGAAAAGATGACATGCAAAAGCTGTGCCGCTTACTGCGTTCAGCACCCCGCCGCGCGCCAGGGCAGCTGCCGGGCGAGATCGCCGCAGGCCATCATGGTCGGCGTGCAGAACCAGGCCGTGCCGATGCTCGGCGCCATGAACGGGCGCAAGATGTCGACGCCGATCGTCAACGGCTTCTTTCCGCCGGTCGCGGAAACCTGCTGGTGTGCCGAGTGGCGCCCGAATGACGGCGCCGTGCTGATCGAGGCCGAGGCCATCGAGGTCGGTGAGACCGAGGGAGCGGCGGCATGATCACTATTATTGACACGACGGCCGAGACTTGCGAAGTGCTGAACGGCGGCGGCGAGACGGCGATCCACGAAGAGCCGGTCAACACCTCCGGCATCATCCCGACCGAATACAAGCTTCTGGTGCTGCCCGACCCTGTACCGGAGACGTCGCGCGGCTTCCTGGTGCCGGCCTCGATCCGCGAGGGGCGCCAGGCTGCGGCCACCACGGGCACGGTCATCGATATTGCCGAGGAGGCCTTCAGCTTCGTGGAGGGCGATGCACGCACGCCCAAGGTCGGCGAGCGCGTTGCCTTTGCCCGCTATGCCGGCATGGCGATCTTCGGCAATGAGACGCCCGAGCGCGGCCAGCAGCCGCCGGCCTACAGGCTGATCAACGACAAGGACGTGGTCGCCATTCTCGACTTCCCGTTCGACCCGGAGCGGTATCAATTCTGATGAGCGACTTTGCCACGAAGGCGAGAGAGATCGCGGAAGCAGCCCTTCCGTACGGGTATTCCGGCGACGATTCAGGTCTGACCGCCGCCATCACCGCCGCTCTTGAAGAAGCAGCGGCGTCGTCATTGAGTCAGCTGCGCGTCAGACCGCAACTGGTATCGCCGCCGCCATCCGCAACAGGAAGGAAACATGAAATGGGATACGGCGCGCTGACGGCATTTATGCCGTGGGGACATGCAGACGAAACACCGGACCAATGCGCAATTCGCAAAGCCAAGGAATGGCGCTCAATGCCGGAAACCGAAATGCAGCTTGAGCTTGTCGATCTGTTCCGGCGAACCAAGGAACTGCTGGATGAAAGGGACCGGCTACGGGTTGCGATTGAGCCGTTTGCGAAGATCAAACCGTCCAGCCTCCATCCTGAAGACGGCAGCGAGGCTGAGAAATACGCCGTTATTCTGAAGGGCGATCATGGCAATCCTGCTGAGTTCACGGGTTCCGATCTGCGCGCCGCCCGTGCTGCTTATGAGGGGGAAGACAATGAGTGACATAGCTGGTCCGTGCGAAATCTGCGGAGCAATAAATTACCTGCCATCGCTTGGCGGTCCGACGATTTGTCCGAGCTGCGATTGCGGCGACTTCGGTCCGTCACGGGTTCAGAAGCTGGCTGCATTGCTTGCCGCCAAGGACGCCCGGATAGCCGAGCTTGCCTATACGGTGTTGAAGGTTATTGGGGCCACCCGCGCTCATCTCCCGCCTGACGGAATATCAGCGAAAGAATGCATTTCAAGAATTCTAGAGGCGACGGACAATCCTGAGATTATTAAGGTTTTGTCGCTGCCGGTAACCCCGGCCCCAACCCTGACCTGAAAAGACAGCCATGATCGACAAAGAAGACGGCCTCGGCGCTGACGCCGAGCTGGACGACGACGCACGCCTGCCAGACGCCGATGAACCGGCGGGCGACGGGCCCGAAGCAGACGATGAAGCCGACCGCCTTGCAGCCGAGGCCATGGAGCTGGGCTGGAAGCCGCTGGAGGATTGGAAGGGCGACAAGACCGGCTGGGTCGATGCCGATGAGTTTCTGGACCGGCTGAAGCCGGCCAGGCTGCGCGAGACCATCGACCGGCAAAGCCGCGAGTTGAAAGAGCAGAAGGATCTGCTCGCCCGCGAAAAGGCCGCCTTCGATGCCCGGCTGGCGCGGGTCGACAAGATGAACCAGACCGCCCTGAAGCGGCAGCGGCAGCAGATTTTTGCCGATATCGACGCCCGGCAGCGCGCCGCGGCCGATGCTGGCGACGTCGCCGCCTTCGATGAGCTGAAGGAATATGAGGGGCAGGTCCGCGAGGACTTCGCCAAGGAAGACCAGGAGTTCGTCGCCGAGGACAAGCGGGCAGCGCCCGCTCAAGCCGCGCCCGACCCGACGGTGAAGGCCTGGACCGACGCCAACCCGGCGATCGTCTACAACCCGGCGAAGTGGCAGGCCGCCGTGGCGTTCTTCACCGAAGCCGAGGCCCGCAGCCCGAATGGCACGATTGCCGAGCATCTCGCCCACGTCGAGGCCCGCATCGAGGAGGCCTGGCCGGGCACTGTGAAGCCGCGCCCCAAGGCCAACGGCCAGGACGATCAGCCGCCGCGCCAGCGCGGACCGCAGATCGAGGGCGGCGTGCGCCAGGCATCGCGCGGGAGCCGGCCCAAGGGCTGGGGCGATATTCCGGCCGAAGAGCAGAAGATTTTAAAACGTCATGTCGGCGAGGGCCTCTACAAGGACGAGGCTGAAGCGGCAAAGCAATATTGGAGATAGGACGATGGCCGCACCGATGAGCCCGGCAAAACGCCGCGAGGCCAGCGAACGCATGAAGGCGCTGAACGCCGCCCGCAAGCAGCGGAACGATGAGACCGCACCCGCACCCCACCCGCGCGCCGTAGCCGCCACGGGCGAGCGCCGCAAGCGCAAGGGGCTGGGATTTTCGTCCCAGCTGAAACTGTCGATTCCTCCGCATTTGGAGAACGATCCGAACTTTAAATATTACTGGCTTGCCGACCGTCCTGGCCGCGTCGAGGAACTCACAAAACACGACGATTATGATTTCGTCACAGACGAGGAAGCCGCCGCCGACGGACGCAATACCGGCCTTGGAAAGCGCATAGAGCGCCATGCTGGCATTGACCAGTTCGGCAACCCGGTCCGGCATTTTCTGGTCCGCAAGCCCCGCGAGTATCATGAAGAAGACCAGCGCGAGAAGCGCGCGGAAAGAGCGAAAACCATGGCCGCGATCAAGCGCGGCGCGACGCCCGGCGATGACGGCCGGCCGATCAACTCAGAACACAGCTACGTGCCCGAGGCTGGCATCAAAATCAGCCACGGCGACTATCAACCATAGGCTGCGCCTCCCGCGCGCCTGATCTTTAAGGACTTAATCAAATGGCTAACAAAGACACTCCGCGTGGCCTGTGGCCGCGTAAGTATCTTGGTGGTGCCGCGTGGGATGGGCGCGCATCGCTCTACTACATCCCCGCGACCGACACCGACGCAGCTGTCTATCTTGGCGGCCTCGTCAAGCCTGCCGGCGGCGCCGATGCAAACGGCGTCATGTCGGTCACCGGCAACATCACCACGGCCGACGTCGTGATCGGTGTCGTCGTCGCCTTCGATCCCGTTATGGGCGCCGGCGCGGCGCAGAATGCCTCCACCCTTCATCGGGTGAATTCGACCGAGCGCTATTGCTATGTCGCGGACGACCCGATGCTGCTCTTCTCCGTGCAGGACGATGCTTCGGCAACGCTTGATGCAACGGATGTGGGCAGTGCGGCAGACCTGACCGGCCTTACCTCCGGCTCCGCCACGACGGGCTTATCCGCGATCGAGATCAGCGCGACGACGGCCACGACCGGCAACGCCAATGAGGATGTGCTGATCATGGGGCTCGACCGCTATCCGGGCAACACGATGGGCGATCATGCCGATTGGCTGGTCAGGCTGCTCAATCACTTCAATTCCGGCGACGTTGCGCCCGTATAGGAGATCTGACAAATGGCAGGCGTTATCACAACGGGCAATATCCCCAAAAGCCTACAGGAAGGCGTTTATCGCTGGTGGGGCCGGGAATATGCCAAGCACCCCAAATTTCACACGGAAATGTTCGAAGTTAAGGGGTCCGAAAAGCGTTATGAAGAAGATGTCGAGCTCACCGGCTTCGGCCTTGCTCCTGTAAAGGATGAGGCGGGCGACGTCAGTTTCGACAGCGAAACCCAGGGCGACACCACCCGTTACACTCATGTGGTTTATGGCCTCGGCTATATCTGCACATGGGAGGAGCAGGAGGACGGGCTCTATGAGGTGGTCACCCGCCGCCGCACGAGCGCGCTGTCGTTTAGCATGGAGACCACCAGGCAGATCGTTGCTGCCGACGTCTTCAACAATGGATTCGATTCGAATTTCGGCAATGGCGGCGACGGCAAGGAGTTCTTTGCAACCGACCATGTGACGAAGGACGGCACGCAGTCCAATGAGCTTAATCCGGCGGCGGACTTCTCGGAGGCCGCGCTGGAGGATCTGCTCATTCAGATCGCCAACACCACCAACAGCCGCGGGCACAAGATCGCCCTGCGGGCGGTCGATCTGCTCGTCCCGAACGCCTTGATGTTCGAGGCGGCGCGGGTGCTGAAGTCGGAACAGCAGTCCGGCACCGCGAATAACGACGTGAATGCGGTGCGTTCGATGGGCCTGCTGCAGAAGAAGCCGATCGTCAACCCTTACCTTGATGACGCCGACGCCTGGTTCATCAAGACCAACGCGCCGGCTGGGGCGACCTTCATCAACCGCAAGGAAATGATGTTCGACCGCGACAACGACTTCAACACCAAGAATATGAAGTACGCCGCGATCATGCGCTTCTCCGTCGGCTGGACCGACTGGCGCGGCTATTACGGCAGCGCCGGCGCGTAAGCGTCCTCCGGCCGGGTTTTATCCATCGCGCCCGGCCGGGACAGCGGACGAGAGGCCACCCTGCGCCTCTCGTCCGTTTAAGCCTCTGAGAGCGCCCCACGCCGGGGCGTTCGCTTTTGAACGCTCTCACAAGGACACACATCATGGCTCCGACACGCTTTCCCTCCGGCGTCACCAACGTCGCGCCGAACGATCCGCTTGCCGCGCTCGGCATGCTGGACCCGACGAAATACCACGTCTTCTTCGACGACTTCGACCGTTATGACGAGACCAATAACTGGACGCCGACAGCGGTGGGCACTTCGACCGCCGCGCTGGCTGATGTCGATGGCGGCATTCTGCGCATCACCACCGATGACGCCGAGAATGAAGGCGTATGGCTGGAGACGGTGGCCGAAGGCTTCCTGCTCGAAGCCGGCAAGAAGGCCTGGGTCAAGGCGCGCTTTGCCGTCGGCGACGCCATCCAGTCCGACATGGTCTTCGGGCTGCACTCGACCAGCACCACCCCGCAAGCGGCTGCGATGCGCTTCCTGTTCGCATCGGACGACGGCTCGGCCGCCATGTATTTCAACATCGATGATAACTCGACGGATGCCGACAGCGCCACCGTGGTCACGCTGGCAGACGATGTCTTCGTGACCGTCGCCGCCTATTACGACGGCAAGGGCAACGTCAAGCTCTATGCAAACGACGTACACGTCACGACGATGACCGGCGTCTCCATTCCCGGCGCCGAGATGGGCGTTGGCTTCGGCTACATCAACGGCGCGTCCGGCGTCGAGACCACGGACGTCGATTACATCCTTGTCATCAAGGAGCGCTGAGCGATGCCGGTTCCTCAATATTTCGACATCGACCCGACCGACGTCGATGTTGACGGCATCGCCGAGGCACAGACGACGGATGGCGCCGGTAACCTGGTGCTCGACGGCGAACTGGCCGACCTCGGCACTGCCGGCCAGTTCGACATCGGCGACAGCTATCCGGCCGGCATCGGCGGCGTCAAGATCGCCATCGATTCCGCCGGCGATGTGTCGGGGATCACCTTCACGGTCACCGGCAAGGATCAGGACGGCAATGACATCACCGAGGACATCACCGGCGTCACTACGACCGAGGTGCAAAGCGACAATTACTGGTCGCAGATCACGCAGATCGCCGCCGATGGCGAGGTGACGTCTACCGTCACTGTCGGCACGGTGGACGAGGTCATCACCGCCGCCTATCCGCTGAACTGGCGCGACCGGGAGCCGACGACGGTGGCCGTCTACAATGTTGTCGGGACCATCGATTACGACGTCGACAACAGCTTCGACCCGCCCGGCACGCCGACCGCCGGCTGGTTCGTCACATCGCTCGATGGCGAGACGACCGCGCAGTCCGGCTCACTCACACTGCATGCCCGCCTCGTGCGGCTGAAGGTCAACAGCTACACAAGCGGCGCCTCGCTGCGCTTTGCGGTGCTGTCGAACTAGATGCCCATCCGCAATACCCATCGCCCCGGCGACTGGCTCTATGCCTGCCAGCGCTGCGGCTTCACGAAGTACGCCAGCCAGGTCCGTCTGGAATGGACGGGCCTGCGCGTCTGCTCAGATTGCTGGGATCCGCGCCACCCGCAGGAGTTCGTCCGCGGGCGCGTCGACGACATCGTGCCGCCTTACACCAACCCGCCGGGCGTGACGTTCATCACCACCAGCAACCGCAACGGCACCGATGAGCTGCTGTCGCCATCAGGGGATGAAGTCATATCCCCATCCGGCGACAATGTGCTCTTCTGAAGGAATTTAAATGGTCGATCGCACGCTTACCGACTCCTCGGACATCGAATTCACCGAGCCGGCGGCCGACCAGGTCTCGGCTGAGATCAAGGACGAGGCCGTCACCAACGCCAAGCTGGCCGACATGGCGCAGGCGACCATCAAGGGGCGTGCGTCAGGCGCCGGCACCGGGGCGCCCGTTGACCTGACGGCGACGCAGGCGCGCACGATCCTGAATGTCGAGGACGGCGCAACCGCCGATCAGACCGCGGCAGAAATCCGCGCTCTTGGATTTTTCGATACCAGCAATGACGGCACCGGCTCCGGCCTTGATGCCGATCTGCTGGACGGCAACCAAGCCTCCGCATTCCAGCCGGTCGATTCTGACCTGACGGCCATTGCGGCGCTGACGACCACGGCAGCGGGCCGTTCGGTGCTCACGATTGCCGATGCGGGCGTCGACCGTGTCATTGCCTGGGACGACACCGCCGGGGCCATGGCTGCGATCGCTCTGGCCGACATCACAGACGAAGGGTCGCCGGCGGCCGGCGACTTCCTCCTGATTTATGGCGCGGAAGGTGACCTCCGCAGGGTCGACTGGGACGATCTGCCGGGCGCAGCGGGCGGCATCTCGGATATTGTTGAGGACACCACGCCGCAGCTCGGCGGCGATCTCGATCTGAACGGCAACGTTATCACCGCCATGGTGATCGGCACCGACATCCAGGCGTTCGATGAGCTGCTGAACGAGATAGCGGGGCTTTCGACCGACCCGAACGCCGACAGCGGCCTGTTCTTCGACGACAGCGCCGGCAACATGGCTTACTGGACGCCGACGCTCGGGCTGGAATTCAACGACGCCAATCTGCGGATGACGGCCAACCAGCGCTTGGCCACGATCACCTTTATCATCGATGGCGGCGGCTCGGCCATCACAACGGGCATCAAGGGCTATCTGGAAATCCCCTTCGCCTGCACGATCACGGCAGCCAGGGCGCTTGCCGATCAGTCCGGCTCGATCGTGGTGGATGTTTGGAAAGATACCTTCGCCAATTACCCGCCGACCGACGCCGACAGCATTACGGCCTCGGCGCCGGTGACAATCACCACGGATACGGACAGCGAGGACGAGACGCTGACCGGCTGGACGACCTCCGTGTCGGCTGGCGACATCCTGGGCTTCAATGTGGACAGCGTCACGACCGTCGAGCGCGTGACGATCTCTCTGACCGTGACGAAGACGTAGTACATGGCGGCATCGATAACAGTCACGGCAAGAGCCGAAAGCTCTACTGACACTAACGAATATACGTTTTCCGACCAAGCGCTCGGGGATGCGGCAAGCGATAGATACATTCTAGTTGGTGTTGCTGCTCGTGAAGCAGACAGTAATTTAAGAACTTTCGTGTCCGTTACTGTTGATGGTCAGGCGGCAGACGAATTAATCGTTGTTGAAGAGGCTCGCGGTCAGATTGGCTTTTTCGGCGTTGAACTTCCTGCCGGAACATCAGGTGATGTAGTTGTTACATTCAGCGCAGCAAATACCCGTTGTGCTATAGCAGTTTTCCGGATTGTTGGCGCTGATACGACGACGCCGACTGACACAGCTTCTGATTCAGACGACGATCCAACGACAGACATTAATCTGGATATTAGTCTCAATGTCGTCGATGGCGGAGTTATTGCTGCTTATGCGTCAGGCGCAACTGTCGCCACGCTTGATATTGACTATAACAGTACGCTTACGGACGGCACGCAGCAAGCGACTGAAGTCTTGCGCGCCAATACCGGCATTCATGACGCTTCGGCGACGGAAACGCCTCGCACCGTCACTGCTGCGTTCGACACCACTGGCGGCGATATCTTTGGCCCTCGCGCCGTTGCGGTGTCTTTTCCGGCTGCCGCAGCTGCTGGAGGGGCATCCTCTTACGGAACAATCATAGGGTAACCCATGGCGCTATCGGGCTCATACGATTTCTCGCTGACCGCGCGGCAGGTCATCGATTACGCGCTGAAGAAGATCAACGTCGTCGGGCTCGGCCAGTCGGTGGCGGCGGCGGATGCCGAGGACGCGCGCCTGGCGCTCAACATGATGCTGAAGTCGTGGCAACTCAAAGGCCCGCACCTTTGGAAGAAGACCGAAGGCTCGGTTTCCCTGACGAACGCCACGCAGAGCTATAATCTTTTCTCGACGCTCAACCCCTTGCGCATTCTCGACGTCCGCTTCCGCAACACCGACGATATCGATCTGCCGATGATGGAAATGGTGCGCCAGCAATATTTCGACCTGCCGCAGAAAGACAGCGCCGGCATTCCGACCACCTATTATTTCGATCCGCAGCGCGGCGCGCCGACGCTCTATGTCTGGCCCGTCAAGGCGACCGTCACCACCGAGACGCTGCGCACCACCTATCAGAAGCGCTTCGACGACCTGGATGATCTCGACGACGACATCGATGTGGAGCAGGAATGGCTGGAGACGGTCGGCTATAATCTGGCGGCGCGGCTTGCTGACGATCACGGCATCGGCGGCGAGATCGCCAGCCGCATCATTGCGCGCGCCGAGATGCTGCACGCCGAGGCGATGGACTACGACCGCGAGGATACCGTCGTGTTTACGATGGAGCCCTGCTAGCCATGGCGCGGCTTCCGCTCGTCCTGCCGATCCAGTCCAACATGGGGCGCGACGGGCAGGTCGCCAATGTCCGGCTCATCAATGTCTATGCCGAGGCGGCGGGCGATGATGCCAAGGCGGGCGTCGTGCTCTACGGCGCCCCCGGCCTTGCCCGTCTCGACGATGACAGCTATATCGGCGCCTCGCGCGGCCTGATCGAGCTGAATTCGAACGCTCTGATCCACTTCACCGGCAACCAGGTCATCAGTTACGACCAGGGCTTCGTCGATACGGCTGTCGGCACGCTGGTCGGGTCGGGGCGCGTGCATCTGGCGCGCAACCGCCGCACGACGCCGCAAATCGGCATCATCACCAGCGCCGGGCAATATTACATCATCGAGTCCGGCGCGATCGCCCAGGTCACGGATAGCGACCTGCCGACGCCGAACTCGATCGCCTATCTCGACGGCGTGTTCCTGTTCGGCATCGAAGACGGGCGGATCTACTCCTCCGATCTCGAAGACGGCAACCAGATCCAGGGCGATGCCTTCGGCACGGCGTTTTCTGACAGCTCCGACCTGGTGCGGGTTTTTCCGCATGCGGGATTTCTCTATGTCTTCAAGCGCGAAGGCACCGAAATCTGGCAGGCCGACCCGGCGCTGGCGGCGGAGAATTTCTTCTTCACGCCCGTGCAGCAGGACATCCCCTACGGCTGCGACGCCGCCCATTCGATCCGTGGGCTGGAGCGCGGGCTGATCTGGGTCGATAATAACGGCCTCGTGCGCTTCGGCCGCGACGGCAGCGCCACGCGCATCTCGACACATGCGGTTGAGCGCGCCATCGCCTCGCTCACCAACACGCAGCGCCGCAACATCGAGGCGTTCACCTACGCCTTTCACGGTCACCAATATTACACCATGTCGTCGGCGCTCTGGACCTGGCAGTTCGACATCACCAAGGAGCGGTGGGACGAGCGGCAAAGCTTCGGCGCCGCCCGCTGGCTGGCCTCCTCCGCCGAGCAGTTCAATTCCGCCTATGTCGTCGGCTCCATCGATGACGGCAAGCTCTACAAGATCGACCCGGAGACCTATGACGAGGGCGGCGAAAATCTGGTGACGGAAATCTGGTGCGCGCACAGCCATGAATTCCCCGACGCCATGCTGGTCGACGCCTTCGAACTCGACGTGATCTCCGGGGTGGGGCGCACCTCAGCCGACACCGAAATCTCCGACCCGAAAGTCATGATCGATTATTCCGACGATGGCGGCGCCACATTCGAGGGCGAGCGCATCGGCGAACTCGGCAAGATCGGCGAGCGCCGCCGGCGCATCCGCATGAACCGCTGGGGCAAGGTCGAGGAGCCGGGCCGCATCTGGCGCATCCGTTCCTCCGCGCCCGTCCTGCGCGGCACCATTCAGGCATTTCTTCAAGCGAGGCCAGCAGCA